CGGATTAATAGAGTTTCTATGTGTATCAATAAGACCAATTTGGGCAATCACCGCATCCCAGTGTTCACGGTGCGTTTGTATACCCATATAAGACGGGTTATTAGGTCTGTAGATGAAATCGTTGAAACCAGTAATAGGAGACGGGTTCACGTTAACGATGTTACTAACGTCTCTCATGGCCCGGAGAACAATCTCCCAATCAGCAGTTGTCGTCCTACGAGTTAGGGTGGGAATAGCAACCTGGTTCATGCCTTTGTTGGACGTAGAATACGTACCGTTAGGCGTAGACCAGTATGGGTTAAACATAGCCACTAGCTTGTTGTACTCGTAAGTATCTGCCCAGTAGATAGTATCTGAAATATTGTCTGATTGCCAGATACTGACAGTACCATTAGGTGCGGTCACTCCAGGTCCCCAAGTAATAGTGTCTTGCGGATTCTTATCCAACAACTTTCTGAGCTGCCCGTCAGGGAAACGGACTAGGTACTTAGACGTAGTGTTAGGAACTTCAAAAGAGTAGTTCGTTAACAGGGGGTGTTGTAACGTAGTGGTGGTAGCCACTGCACCCGGGTAGGTCGTACTGCCCTCAAATATCTTAGTATACGCAACAGGTGCCCACTCATTATCGTTGTCTCGAATTACCAATACGGGACTTCCGCTAGCGTCGTCATCGTGAATGATCGCTACGTTAGCACCGTTAGGCTGGTCGAACGGTTTCGCCAACAAGGGCCATACGGGGACTTCCAAGATACCTTGGCTATTGACAGTAGTGATCTGAACAATAGCAGGAGCTTGCGCCAACTTCAGTAGAGCATGAATCTTCCAGATATTACCAGCTTGGTTACCAACTGCCTTTACCTTTTCCTGCAGTTTATCCCATACACAGATAGCAAACAACGTACCGTCTTGAAGGTACAAGCCCATTTCACCCCATTCAAAGGTACCTACAGTCTCGTCCATCACGCACAAGGCTTGAGAGATATCTGTGTCAATAATAGTATAAGACTGAGGAGTACCAGTGTAGAGAGTAGTACCCATTAGCCCAGTTTGATCCCGAGTAGGCGTGTAGTTAAAGGTACTCCCAATACGATATTCATGTATGTGGACGTAAGGGCCGCCAGGTGCTGCAATTGTTGCGGCGGCCAACCCTGCGTCAGTGATTAAAAATCCTGAGTTCAAAATGTATCCCCTTTAGATGCATGAAATTAGTTGCAGGAACTACGGTGTTCTAATAGACATTGGTTTAGGTCACTATGCCAACATACCAATCCAGACAGTGTTGGTAGCAACTGGTGCTGTATTGTCTTCGTAACCACCAATAACTATTGGGCTACCTGTAGGTAGAATAGACATTGAGTGCTCAGCTCTAGGTGCAGGTAAGGCAGTAAACGTAGCCCAAGAAATAGTGTTACCTGAAATCGTTCCTAAGTATGCAGCAGAAAACGTAACAGCGTCCTTACCCCCAGTAAACAATACGCTATTGCTGGTAAGTAAACCTGCTCTGTAAGAGGTTATAAAACCATTTGGTGGAGTAGGTAACCCAGACTCTGCAAACTCCCCAAGAGTTAACGTATTCCCTGATACTGAAATATTAGACATTAATGGGGTATACTGTTCTGACCAGAACACCGCTTGAGCAGTCCATAAATTCCCTGTAGGCAGGAGAACCATGTCCCTGTCGTTATTGTAGTATTGGGGGCCAGTGTATGGAAATGAATGGTTGTCCCATGTAATAGAATTTCCTGAAATTGTGCCAAAAGAATACTGCGGAGAAATTTTTGCTTGTCCCGTATCTCCATCTTCGTCTAAGCCTAAGAAAAAGAATACCCTATTATCGGTTAATAACGTAGTAGTATGACTCGATCGAGCAGACACCCAAGGTGCAGTCGGATAGGTAACATCTGTTTGAGTCCAGGTAATAGCGTTACCAACAATTTCACCAATCCAATAGGTAGTGCTAAAGTGAGGACCTGTTGTATACGGTGCAGTGTACCCACCAATTAAAAGTATTCGACCGTCCGAAAGTCTAGTCACGGTATGGTCTGCCCGAGCACTATCTGGTAAAGCAGTTGAAGTGACCCAGGTAGTGGTAGTACCTGTCACAGTTCCTATATAGGTATCTGAACGGAAGGTACCCGTGTCATCTATACCGCCAGTTACTAGGATACGCCCATCATTTAAGACTGTTGAAGTGTGCCCGTAAAGAGGAACAGGTAACGGGTTAGACAGCACCCATTGCCAGACTAACGCAGGAGACACGGTTTCAATCCGTATGTCAATAGTCTCCATTGGAGTGGCCGTCACAATACGCCCTATCTTTGTCTCGTCTACGGAATGTAGGTAAAGACTACCTTCCATAATCACTGCCTTCAACACTAAGTTGTAGTTAGCGATCGAGTAGAAAAGTGCCACCAACTTATGCATTGAAAAGTTCACGTTCAAGGCAAACGGGTCAAAGGTAGCAGTTACGTGGGTAGTAGGGAACCAGTTACCGCCTTTCCATACAGGGAGTCCAATTCCAGGATCACCTTCAGGTAAGAATGGCCCATACGTATCGTAAGTTGAGCCTTGTGTAGACCACAAGTTGGTGATCGTCAGAATATTGTCCAGCACAAACCCTAGAAAATTCTGGAGTTGTGGTGTACCTTTGCCATACCAGTATTTAGAAATGTTTCGTACCAGACGTTGGTAATCATCTGATGACATAAGGTCTGACTCAGCAAAGTCAAACCCGAGCATATTCGCTTGACGTACTAGAATGTTCTTTTCAACAACCTCAAAGTCGGTACTGGCAATAAGCTTAGACATGTCCTGAAGAGTTAACTCAGTACCGGTCTTAAGAATCCAAGTATCTCTAAGACGAGCCAACCATTTAGTAGGATCATCTACGTTAGGGCCAAATACTGTGTCGATAGCTGCGGTCAAGTCTGCCCATGCTTGACTATCTTCGAGGTAAGGAGGCAGTAGTACACTTCTGTCAATAGTAGCCATACAATTACCAATTAGATGAGGTGGTCACGATTAGAGTAGTTCACTGTCAGTGCAAAACTCTTTAGGTTCGGGTAGTATGTATCTACAGTGCTTTGTACCTGGAGTGTACCTGTGGGAGTTATTGTGCCGTCATCAGTGTAGGTACGAACAATACCAGGTACGGTAGCTATTAAACCTAAGGAAGAGGGAGTAATGCGCCCCCATATCTTGTATTGAACCGCGTTAGCTAACGGCGTCCAATCTAGTTGGACTTTGGCACCACCAAAGTTCACCTTTGCAGTAACCCACTTAGCAGGGGCAGATTCTCCACCTAACCCAGACACAGCAGATATAGCGTAATCATACTGGCCAGGTTGGAGTGTTCCTCCGGGGCCTGTCACTGTCCATGTTGGATAATCCACAACAAACGAGGACAACACAATATCTGTAACCGGACTCTCTAATATCACGTACTCGATATTGGAATCAGAATCCATGAAGGCTTTAATGATGTCTGACCTATAGATATCTAGACCAATGATGCCTTGACGAGGTGCAAACAAACTAATAAGAGCAGCTTGTGCATTAGCCTTAACTTGGTTCAAGTTTGCAAAGTTCTTGCAGAAAATGCGAGCATTGACAATAATGTCACTAGGGATAGGATCTTGCCTGAAGATACGAGTGCTATACATTGTTTGAGACAAATACCAAGTCTCAAAATCGTGCCATTGCGCGTCTGTCATGACAGTAGGTGTCAGCAAACATACCTTGATCACATTCATCCACGTCAAAGCATAGGGACTTACTTCACGTTGAGCAAATGTCTTGGCGTCCAATACACCAGAATACTGGAGAGGTAGTCTCTTGTACTGGGAGGCAGTTACGGAGGAATTGAAAGCGCCAAATAAAGCAGGAGTAACGTTCTTGTAGACAATAGGGGCAGTTTGGTCACCTCCACCAGACGCTTGGTTAGTTCCGACTCCCGTTACTGTGTTGTTTGTTTCCAACGCAAATGTTTGGGCTAACGTAGGAATGTTGTCACCGTTGACACCCAGCGTCACCACATAAGTGACAATACAGGTATCGTTCACTCCCGCTACTGTACCGTAAGACGTGTTACCAAACAAGAGCATTGCCTGGCCAGTAGGCAGCGTCAAATCCTGTACCGCAGGCAGATTAGGATGAGTCCATAAGCCCTCATGAATAACAGGTACGCTAACTCCATTTACGGTCAAATAGACGTCTAGGTCACTTACATTGAACTGTTGTTCTGAGGTAACAAAGGCCTGGAAGTTGCTCCCGAGTCCTTTGAACGTAGATGTTTTTACTTGGCCTTGGTACAAAGTAACGGTAGTTGGCGTAGGTCCAAGTACCAGCACATCTCGGTTAAACCAATAGCTACCTGCTCCTACAAACTGGCTGTTGACCGAGATATTGACAGGAGTAGGGGACGTCATGCTGACAGTAATAGATGCAGGACGCTTACGATTGACCCGTACACCAAGGAAATTACAAGCAGCATACAAGGAGTTCGCATTCTTTGCAGACTCCGGCCATTCTTCTTGGAATGCACTTTCGATACTGAATTGAGAATAGGCTCCAATAGCAGCGATCATCTCAACAATTGTCTGCCCAGTAGCAGTGGTAAGACGGTCCTTCCAGGTATCTTTGGTAGCCAACTGGGTTTGCAGTTGAGACACAAGGGCCGTAAAATCAGGGGCAATGTTTGATAGTTGGATACTCATATTCTGTTCACCAAAAAGTTACCAATGCCTACTTGTTTGGTAGCCACTAGTGTGTAGGACACTCTCACGTTATAGGCGTTTCTTGCAGTATCTGGGTCCACTCTAGAATTAGCCATATCCAAGATAATGCGAGGTTCCCACCTTTGTATAGCCTGAAACAAATACATCTTTACTTTGTTGGCCGTTATGTAATCCATAGGTTCATGCAGGAGGCGGAAAATAGCACTACCATACTCCGGCTGAAAGATAGGACCTCGGGCTCCTATAGGGCACCTAAAAAGGTTATACAAGCTGTTGTTGATGGCCTGCACATCAGGAACAAGATCAGGTCGTGGGCTTGCTCCCATTAAGGTGTTTACGTCTAGCCATACTACGTTCACTTTATCTTGTGAAGGTAGGGCTACTGTTGGGTCAATTGCCATAAGCTTTGTATCCCTAGTTTAGGTTGATCAGCGGGGCAGTTACTTGAACCATACTCCCACTCGATATCGTTGTCTTTCCTGTCGACGCAATGTTGGACGTACCAGTTACTTGGATACTAGAGTTGCCAGTTACGCTTATACCGGAGTTACCTGTCACATTGATATTAGAGTTACCTTGGATGTTGATCGTAGAGTTTTTCTCTACTGTACCCCTAAGGTCGTCCTTGACAATAATGTCAACAGAGCCATTGTTATTGATCTTTATCAGTGTGCCTGTAACGTGCTGTACCAGTATCTCCACAGTATTAGGCTTAGTGTCTACCATGAACAAGTTACCGGCAGGGTCCTTGAATCCATACCGATACAAGTAGTTGGTCAAAGCTTCTGCTACCCTCTCGTCTACTTGGTGAGGACACGCCTCGTAGAAACCATACAGTGGGTTACTGTCTTGGAAGGACACTATAACTTGGTCCCCCTTCTTAGGTACTAAACCGAATGTACCATAAGTAGCATTCACGTCATCAGGAAACAACTCCGCCTTCTTTTTAGCAATCCAAGGTAATTTCTCTGGGTCACCTTCCATAAGGTTAGGGATTGTTACCTTGATACGTTCAATCTTCTTAGGGTCATCCACGAACTTTACTGTTCCAATGTAGTACCCAGAGTAGTCTGGCCGTTCCTGTTCGTTTATGTTGTCTAACATAGGTGCACCTCTGTATCCCTTTGATCTAGTTACTGTTAGATCTGAGTATTCTCGTTGTTGGTGTTAAGGCCGTGTCTATAAACTTCACACTTATGGTAGAAGTTCATACCTTGTATGTAGGTGACCTTAGACGTCAACAAGAATTTACCGCTGTACTGAACAACACCATCAAGCTCAGGTTTGCTGATGTCTGTCAACACAGTGTCTAAAAGTTGAGACTTGACAGGACGTGGCGTAATGAAATTAAGCCCGAATGTGAATAAGTTCGATAGCCTCTTGTTCTGATACTTTGCTTGCTCGTATGTACTGCACACATTGCCTACGTCAATTGGAGCATAGGCCACTCTATTTTGAGGCGTACTACCCTGAATAGCAGAGTTAAGCATCATCTTCAAGCTATTCTTAGTAAACGATACGTCCTTGATTTTCTTGTCAGGTTTAAGGAACGACTGGATGTATTTGAAGTCCTTGTAACCCGTACTAGCGTTAAAGAACCCAGCTTTGTTCAACACCTCGTAGTCAGTAATAAGACTTAAGTTAACTGATTTGTCTGTGTTAGAAAAACCTTGAGTAGGTGATTGCTCTGCTACTTTGCTAACGTCTATAACCCGCATCTTTTTGTTTGCAGTAACCGCCAATTTCAAACACGAAGTTGACGATGTAGATGCACAGTCAACTGTTTGCCTAGCCCACTCGCAATATTTGGAGTTCAGGGGTAACCATAATTGATCTTCGTTAGTAGTAACTCCGTCATATGTTAACCCAGTTGCGCCTGCAATTGTCTGCAGGACCTTACTAGCAGAACCTGATATAGTATCTACACTAGATGCAGTCCAGTATTGAGGTACGTCTAGGTAAGCCTTGATAACATAGGCAGTGCTACCATGAGCGATGATCTCGTCACTGCTGAACAATCTGAACACGTAGACCGTTCTGTACTTTTCAATCTCGATCGTCACTTCAATCTGAGACCCATCCACTAATAAGTTGTTGCGGGTCAGGAATTTGGTGATGTCGTTTATCCGGAAACTCAACATAGGAACGTAAACCCTCACGCTCTCTACAATATGTAGGTAGCTGATAGTGTTTTGTTCCAAGGGAATCTCAACCCCATTGATCCGAATCTGTAGGTAGATTCTGTCCTTAATTGCCAGTGCCATGAGACATTGCCTTAAATAGGATTGGTCTGCACTAAATGGTAATCAGTGTAGACAATTGTTGAGGGTCTTGGGAGGATAGAAACGTATTCACGTCAGCCAAGCTAGGTAGTTGTAACACAGTACCTGGCGAGAACTCTGTGATAGGGTCAATAATGCCGTTATACATACAGACAATCCACCAGTAGTCCCGGTCCCCATAAAAGTTGAAGGCAATACCTGGAGCATTTGCTCTGTCAGAACCGTCTACGATGTAGTTCTTACTTGCAGGTAACTGGAATTTGATATTTAGGTACTTAGGGCTTAAGTAGTCTAGGTAAGGCTTCTTAGTAGTACCGCCTGTCTGCAAATAGCTAGCTCGGTTTAGGTCTAAAATGTTAGCCATAATGTTTTATCTCCCTATAGCTATCGAGATAAGTTCGCAGAATTAGAGTTTGAAGCTCGTGTCTGTGCGGACGGAAACATGGTCTCAATGTCCTGGCTAGTCGGCATATAAAACGTTCTTATACCTACATTTACAGACGCACGTACTGGGTTTTTGTCAACTCCAAGCACCACGTCATAAGTGGGACTAACGTCAGTAATGACAACAGACGGAAAATACAAGAACTGTCCGATATACAAACTGATATTGTTCGTCACACTATTGACCAAAGCATTTGATACTGTCTTAGCCACGTCATTTGCTTTATTAGCTGCTCTGTCTAAAAAACTAGAACCTGGAGCTAAAGTTTTCCCTGTATCACTTACAGATCCTGATCCAGATATAATTCCAGTCACTGCGTCGGAAATAGCACCGCCTGCAGACTTAACTAAGTCTATTCCGTTAGACCCTAGTTTGTTTATATCAATTCTAGGCCCCGGAGCTGTCAGGAAACCGCCACCCCCAGGATCCTTAGGCATAGTCAAGCTCAACAATTGCTTGATCGGAAGCATGACATCGTTAGCAGCACTATTTTCTGTCTGAAATACAAGAGGAATACTAAGGTCAATAAATGAACCACCTTGCCATACCTGTGCAGTCATTGCCTGAGTAGTTAACGACAGACCTAAGAATCTTGCCATAGAACTAATACCAGCAAGGCTGCTAAGGCTACCTAGCCCTTGTTCAAACGGAGCATCGTACTTTGCAGCCACATCAAGCATAAGTGTTTCTGGCAACCAGGCCTCAACAATTATTCCTTGTTCTGCAGCTACGATATACGCCTTATAGGCAAGCTCTCGAATAGCCTTGCCACTAAGAGACATATTGTCAGCATAAAAATCTTTGTTCTGTCCGTCTATAGCAGGTGCTGACGGTTTAGGAATATCGGGCATAAATGTTCCTTAAATAATGGTTACCCAGGAAGAGCAAATATACGACCTTGTCTGTCCCTAACGTAAGTTGTTTCAGCTAGTTGCCGTCTAGTATTCATATCAGGTAAAGCTTGAGGTACGCTTGCTGTGGTATCTGAGGTGTCTTGGCTTACGTGCCTTTGGACCTTGTTCTTAGTAGGCAATTCGGACGGTGTTACTAGCTGAGCAACTGGTATAGACTTTGCTACGCTGTCTCTAGCTAAGGTACTCGGTAGTACCAACGTCATAGGCACCGCGGCAGGAGTAGCTGTAGCGACCGAAACTGGTTGAGTCGGAGTTACCTGAACTCCGTTAGGCTGCCCGGAAGCTTTTGCTAACAAGGCTTGCTGGCTTTCTTGAGTAGCTCCTGAATAGGCATAGTAGGAACCTACCTTTGCCGCAAGCATGTCCAATGTCTGTTGTAAGGTCAAAGGTCCAGCCTTACTGAAAAACAAATTCTTGTTTGACCGAGCCTGACTTGGAAACAACTTCGAGCCTAGTTGTTTGGGGTCCTTGTCTAATTCAGCTAGAAACTTGCGAGCCCCTGTAGGACCCATGAAATAGCCTAGATATATCTGGGCCACACTAGGTGCCTTACCTAAAAACTTGGTCAAACTCGTCTGTATAGACGCTAGATAACGAGCAGCTACGGTAGATGACTTGTTAGGGTCTAGACGATCCTTAGCTTCATATTTAAGGTCTGGGTATACTGTCTTGACTAAGTAGTTCCAAGTAGACGTAGTAAACTGAAACAGACCTTGGGCAGACGAGGTTCCAGCTGAGGCTGTGGCACGGAAACTAGATTCAGCTCCCGCTACTGCATACAACAAAGCATAGTCTATCTGTTGCTTTATAGACGCTGCCTTAATAGCGTTGTTTACTGCCTCTGTTGGGACAGCCCCTTTCACTACTATTTGTGACCCTTTGTTCACTGTAGTGGCAGGTACTTGAGTTGCGAGAGACACGGGCAGGTCAGGTGTTCTCTCTGGGGAACCTGTCGGTAGCTGAGGATACTCTGCCTTAGGAGTAGCTGGAACAGGGGTTACAGTAGCTGTGTCGTCGGTCTTTACTTTGTCTTTTTCAGTGTTTGTGCCGAACAGGCGATCAAACAAGGAGGACCCAAAGCCTTTGATAGTAGCAAAGAAAGCACCTAGTAGACCTTTTTGTTTTTCAGGATCAGGGTCATTTGGGTCTCCAAACAAAGTGAAGTGAAAGGTTCTCTCTATCAACTTTGCTATAAGCGGACCTGCAAAAGACAAAGCTAGTATCGCACCTATGTAGCCTAACCCAGAGTTATCTCTAGTAGAGGACCGTGCATTGACCAAGTGTTCAAGCGCCCCTCTGTCTTCTCCTGTCTTAAACATTGCTCTAACTAGAAGAGATGACGTAGATACTCTCATAAGCCCTCCCAGGTATTAACTAGGTGTACCATGTCATGCGATACCTAGATTCATTGCCAAAAACATACCGTCTGACTGGTCGAACGTAGGAATATCCTTAACACTATTCTGGGAAGGTGCTCCCATAGATCCAGCCTTGCCAATACGCGGTGATACAGAAGCTACCTCCATAGATGCCGATTTGTCTGCGGCAGCTACTGCTGGAGTTATTGACTGAGATACAGGCATAGACTTTGCAGTGTTGGCAACATTAGACGATGCTGGCCCACCAACAGAGGTCACTGTGCCTTGATCTATAGGTTGGTCGGCCGTAAAGATTCCACTCCGAGCTGCCGCCAACGTAATACCTCTAGGCTGTACGTGCCAGGGTTCATTCCTCAATGGAGTATCAAACCCGTATTTGGCTAGTAGTCCTAATGACTTTAGCTTCTGTGCATCAGGAGAGTTTGTGTCAAACGCAAACCCGTAGTTATGCATAGACTTGCCTGGAGGTGCTGCCATCCCAGGGGGTTTAGTCCTATAGAGCTTTTCTTGTTCGTCTAGTGACCTGAAGGCACTATTCAGCGGAAGTTTGTTGCCCGTCAGTGCATAGTACTCGTCTGCCATCCCCTTTAGGTTCTGCTTTACGGACGGAGACAAACCTTCGGTGTTAACACTGCCATTAAGGCTGATAGTCTTTCCGATAGACTCACTTAGCTGGGTACCTGTAGACACAGGACGGTTAGGTCCCAGGGCAGAACCTGTAGATACAGGAGATACGTTGGCAGTATCGGACTCTGAAACACTTTGGGTATCCGAACCTACAGGAGTAACTGAAGGTGTATCAACAGGAGTAACAACCTCAGGTGTAGTGACCTGTGCTACTTGCGCTCCTTTAGAAACAGTCCCAGGAATAGGATATTTCAAATCCAAAGGTGGGAGTTTATCTTGTCCAGGCGGAGGTGTCCAAGGTTGAGCTTGGCGTTTTGCTAGTTCAGCTAACTCCTCAGGAGTTTCACCTAAGTCCTTGGAGTGTAGTGCTAACTCCAAAGGAATGCCTACACGAGCACTTAGACGAGCTAGCTTCCCTAGCCAAGACGTAGGTGCAGCGGGTAATTTAGGATTAGGTGCTCCACCTGGAACTGTAGGCTTAGGACCTCCAGTAGGTACTGTAGGAACTGCCCCGCCTGGCCCACCACGTAAGGCATCAAGCAGCGTCTTAGCAAAGCTACCAAGAGGTATCTTGGACGCAATGGTGGTCATCAACGCAGAAAGGGCTGCACCAGTAAAGAACTTGGTCAGCCCACCTACTAAAGAATCTGCAATCCCGCCCCCGCTATCCTTTCCCGCCCTAGCGCCACCTTTATCTAATTTCTGGAGAACCTTGCGGTGAAACTCTCGTGTCTCTGTAACGTAGTCCTTAACTTCGCCAAACATCTCTTGTTCATGCAAGGCTTGTTCTTGACGTTGTGTCTCTGCTCCTATTGGAGCGCGAGATACCTTTTCACCTGATAGGACTTTACTAAGAACTTTACGGCGCTTATTCTCAGCTAAGGCTTCCTGAACATAACGTTTATTTGTCCTAGCTAATACAGTCTTATCGTCCTCTTCCGAGGTTAAGCTAGCATCGATTTTAGCAACGTCAACGCCAGACTCAGTTAACTTAGGTTTAAGCGTACGGACTAAATTTTTGGCAGCACTAAGTTCACGGCGGCGTTTAACGAAGTTAATAGTGTTACCAACACCTCGAATAGCTCCTCCTACGCTAAAAGCACCAAATCCTATCCGGTTAGCAATCTCCATTCCAAAGGATTTGAATTTACCTTTAAGTTCTTTAGATCTTGCGGTTAGTAGTGCTTGTGCCTTCTCGTAGTCAGTAGTCCAAGCTTCAAGTCTTTTTTCCTGAAAAGCTTCTCGTCTTTTTTGACGCTTATCTAAAAGGTCTTCTCTTCTCTCCTGCTGTTTTTTAGCGTCTTCCTGCTGTTTTTCCTGCTGTTTTTTAGCGTCTTCCTGCTGTTTTTCCTGCTGCCTTTTTAGTGTTTCAGCAAGACTATCGAAAATCTCTGTAGTCTTGTCTAAACGCTTAGTAAACTCTTCTGGAAGGTTTTCCAAAGACTCCGTAACGTTCTTCAGTAGCTTGAAGATCTTTTCGTTGTCTTCCTCAGATTTACCTAGGTCTTTAGATTGGTCAATAAGCTGTTCAAGAAGGTCTTGGGTTACCTTAGCATACTTTTGGGCATACGGGTCTTTGTTTACCTTAAGGGCTTCTTTCAAGTCCTTGAGCTTGATAGTAGCTTCTTCGGCCAGGCCGCCAGTAGTCTTACCCTTCAAAGCGTCAATAACGGCCTTGGTATTAGCCTTAGCTTCTGCAAGGCCCTTCTTGGCTTCTGCCAACGCTCGGTACAACGCACGACGAGTCTCTAATTTGAGACTCGGTTCGTTCATGTAGGCAGTAATTTCAACGATTTGCTGTTGGAAGGCCGCAGTAGCGTCTATGCTCTCTTTAGCCATTCCTTCAGGATCGTTACTCCATTTGTTTAGCGGGTCGTAGGCGCTAGATGGGTTTTTCTTTTTGTTACCTTTAGGTGGTTTGGTTGCCATAGGTAATCCTTACAGCCTAGTAGGCATAATACCTACCTAGGACTAGAAGCTTGAGACTGCTGATGTTGTTTTTGCTTGCGATTCTCTACCTTGTCAGATAAGTACATAAGTGTCCGCAAGTCCATATCGAAGGATAACAATACACCAGTCTCAGCCATAACACTGTCTATTCGGTTAAGAAGATTCTCTTCGTTAACCGCCTGGAAGAAACGTAAGCGCGTCGAAAGAGATTTTTACTCTCTTGGACGCGCCACACTCCTTGCATTTAATTGTTGCGTATTCTTCTACCCCGTAGTCTGTAACGGCCAAGGAGTATTTGTCGAGTTCAGCGACGTCTTCTGCAGCCATATCCCCGATAATCTTGCACCGTTCGTCTAACGAGATAGACGGGTTCAAGAACGCTGCACGGGTTGCTAACCACCCATACTCGGAGGTCTCCGAGTCATCTTCTTTCTCTGTCCGGGTCCCAGGTGTACCTTCAGTGGCCTCTGCTTCGGCTTCAGCTAAGTCGATCAACTTCTCCGTCATCTCAACCACATCCCGCATAGTCTCTACATGCAGATCGTATCCAGCTAGGCGTGTCTGAAATTCAGATAGGTCCAAGATATCTGCGTACTTCGTGTCCAACGTGGTGGAGTTCAGAAACTGTTCAATCTTCAAACTAGTATCTGGCAATTCCTTAGCATCTACCTTGGCCACATGTTTAGGGTCTGTACAGGTAGCAGTAATGATCTGGGGTGTTTTAGTGAAAGAGTTAACCCGTTGCCAATACATCAAGAAATAGAAGTCTGCAGGAGTTAAATCAAACGCAGATACTCCAGGTTCCAAAGTAGCTGACATAGCTTCGACCACAAACCGAAGGCGATTTTGGGTGTAAGCCCTATTCAGTTTAGCCTGGTGACTACCTTTCAATGTCCGTGCGCTAAGTGTCTTAAAGCTGTAGAACTGGAACTTACTTGGCAAGTCAATAGACAAGAACTCTGGATTCTCTTCTGCGTAACTCTTGGTGTTAGTAGCGGGCCTAGGCGTAGAGGATTCTTTGGTAGTAAAGTTAGGTGTAGGCGAGGCTGTGGAGGCAGGTGAAGCTGATGTTGCTTGTGAATTTGGACGACGCAGAGGTATATTCTGGGTAGTAACGTCAGTTACCATCTTACCAGGTTTAAGCGAATACGCAGTGGTATTCTTGCTGGTAGCAGGTACTGTTACGGGAGACCCCTGAGATTGAGATTGGGGGTTCTGTTGGGGCATAGCTCGAGGGCTAAGTGGACTAGACATAATGACCTCAACTGGGTTAGTATTAATTCTACTGTACCGCTACCTAAACAAAGTTCAAGTAGGGTACAGGCTGGGAAACACACCGCGCATATTAGGAAACTCAGAGTTAGGATTTTGAAGAACTGACTGAGCTTGCTGTGCGGATAACTTGGCAAACGACATTCGGATATCGTCTACGCTAAACGTAACACTGGGTATCACCCTATCAGATGCACCCCCTACTAATGGAATAGCGTCTACGTTCTGTGGCCAACACCCTAGGTAGGTAATGACCATTACATCCAATTTAGCTACATCAAACATAGTGAATGTGATAGCTAACTTGAATTTACTTGGTGGGTTGTACAGACCAGTCTCTTTGTCGTATATTAAGGATTGCCAGTTCTTGATATACGCACTTGATTGTCCTGACGTGTCTTCGTACAACCTTAGTGTCAGGTTACCTAAGTTTTGGTGCGCGGGGTAATGGTAGAGTTTACCTGCTTGATAATTCGACTGGGGCTCGAAGTCAAACATTGGAAGCGTGGCTTCTTCTACCATTTCCCAACCTAAGCTAGTTGGCTGAGATGCTGCCCCAGACAAGAAAGGTAGATCACAGTACCAGTCTATACCTAACAAAGGATCGTTACGTGCCTGCGCTGCCGCAAGCGGGTCTCGTTTCCCTTTGTTACCTGATCTAGTTGGAGCCCCTATCTTAGCCTGATACTGACCATATAGATTAGTCAAAAGCTCCGCAGCATTCCTAGACGCACCACTTAGCTTAGATAAACCAAACCCTACTCCTGCTGTCTTTAACCTGTCAACTATAGTGTTGGTGCTAAAGCTAGGGAAGAGATCAGGCATAATGAGCTACCTCATTTCTCCTCAATGTAATCATAGCTCAGTGTGCAGTTGATAGACACCGCACCACTTGCCCGATCCAAGGCCGCATCATCGATGGTTTCAGGGAAGCATCCAATCAGTGTAATTCTCCGAACTTCACTGTTGGTATCGTCGTACAGCACTAGTTCAACACTGGTAGCATACACTGACTTATAGGTACCAGTGTTCAGAGTGTTGTCCCGAGCAACCCGTTGCCACCTACGTAGCATTTCCAACGAGCCTACATCGCGTGTCTCATGGAGAGTCAACGTAAAGCTGTGGCTATAGTTCTGGCGACCTGCGTACCGCAACTCTGCACCAGCTAGGTTGACCGGCACATTTTCCAGCGTAGAACCTGGGATTGACGTAGATGTAGCCTTATACGTCAGGCTACGACTATTGCCAGTACCAGGCAAGGTAGCAATATACACATCCCATTGGTACGTGAATAAGGGATCAGGCAAGGCACGAATGTCCTGCAAACTTGTCTTCGGCATGTTATATGTCCTTCTAAAAGAAAAGCACACTTAGGTACCTAGCAATTTCTACTAGGTACCTAAACAGTGGCATTAGTGGGTCGATCCAGCGTTCAAGTTCGACAGATTAATTTCTGTAAACGACAGCCCGGCCTTCGTGATAACCATATCAACCTGAATCTCATGAACGGCAATGATGGGGGTGATGAAGATCGTTACTGTCAAGATCCCCAAGTTATATTGCGACGCAGGATTATTGGTATCATCACTAATAACGCTAAAGTCCAAAATGCCTCGAGCATTCTTCCAGAACTGCAGATAGTCACTTACGGAACGAACGATCATCTTGCGCGTGAAATCGTCGTTAGGCTCGTGAATGCTGTACATCAAGAAGTCGCGTACCGACACCTT